ATGCAAACGATGGTTTATTGGCTTGCTCATGAAATTGTCAAACGGTCGGGTGAACCTGTCGATGCAAAGTTTGAAAACTTTATCGCAACATTGAAAAATGTTGAGGTAATGGATTCAGACCCTTTGCTCTAGGGCGTAATTCCTTCACCTATCTTGTTGCTCGCGTGAGCATCGAGACAGGAATTGCGCCACAACATTTGGTTGAGTTAGATCCGGCAATGTTCAAGGCATTGATGGATGGACTCAAAGACAGAGCAAAGGAGATGAATGATGCCAGTAAGCGTAAAGGGCGCAATTAGTCTTCGCAAAGCTCTGCGCGAGTTCAGTCCTGATTTAGCAAGGGCATTGCCTAAAGAAATGGCATCAGCTCTAAAGCCAGTAGTTCGCAATGCGCGTGGATACATGCCAAGCGAATCCCAAATAATTTCTAACTGGTCAGTTACAGGTAAACAGATTACAGCTCAAAGTTCTGCATTCTCCAATGCTAAATTTCCTAAATACGTTGCATCGGTTGTCAAGGCCAACGTGGGATACAAGACAACACCATCAAAGCCCAACTCTCGAGGCTTTCGTTCCTTAGCTCAATTGTTCAATAAAACTCGAGCTGGTTCTATTTATGAAACTGCTGGTCGAAAAAATCCCAATAGTTTGTTTGTAAAGAACTTTAGCAAAAAGTATCAGAATGACTTGCAAGGTACTGGAGCATTTGAAGGTCGCGCTCTTTATCGCGCTTATGAAGAAGATCGTGGCAAAGCTCAGGATGGCGTATTGAGAGCAATAGAGAAATCAAAAGACCAGCTAAATCAAACAACTAAGGCGGTGAAATAATGCCAGTAGTCAAGATTGATATTGCTGCTGAATACACTGGCAAAAAAGCCTTTAGTCAAGCAGAGCAAGCTACTCAGACACTTACTAAGTCTGTTAGAACCCTTGCTGGCGCATTTGGTCTAGCTTTTGGTACTCAAGCCATTGTTGCTTTTGGTAAAGCTTCAGTAAAGGCTTTCAGCCAAGATGAGGCATCTGCAAAGCGACTTACAACAGCAGTTGATAACCTTGGTATTGCCTTTGCCAATCCTGCCATTGATAAATTTATTCAGACATTAGAAAAAACTTCCGGCATTACTGACGATATTTTGAGACCATCATTTCAGGCTTTGCTTACAACGACTGGATCATTGACCCAATCCCAGAAACTGTTGGGCGATGCAATTACAATCAGCCGCGCTAAGGGCATTGACTTAGCTACGGTTTCTCAGGACTTGGCAAATGGCTACGTTGGCATTACAAGAGGCCTAAAGAAGTACAACACAGGATTGACACAATCTGAACTCAAGACTAAGTCATTCTCTGACATTCTTGGCATATTGCTGAAGCAATCCACAGGTGCAGCTAATGCCTATATGGACACTACTTCATTCAAATTTGATGTTCTTGGCGTTGCTGTAGATAACGCTAAAGAGAAAATAGGTAAAGGCCTTATTGATGCTTTTGCTCGCATGGCTGGTGGTACTGAGACAAGCGGTGCGGTCAAGGCAATTGACAACATAGCCACAGCAATCAATGGAATAACCTTGGCTACTGGAACAGCCATTGGTGGAGTTACAAGCGTTTTGAATTTATTGAAGAATCTTCCTAAAAACATATTCATGGGATTTGCTGGCAAGGCTGGTGGGCTACCTACTCCTAAAGCTCCAGCTGCATCTCAAGAAGAAATAGACAAGAAAAAGCAACGTGAGATTCTTGCTAAGTTAGAGAAAGACGCTGCCAAGCGTGCCAAGGAATTGGCTGCTGCTCAAATCAAAGCTCAAAAAGCATTGACTGCTGAACAAAAAAGAGTCGCATTAGTCAAGAAGGCTCAAGGAATCTTTGATCTAGAACAGATTCAAATTGCAGCAGCACTCAAAGGCAAAATTTCTGAAGAAGAAAAGAAGCGCCTAGAATTACAAGCAGCCATCATTGGCGGCAATACTACTGAAATCATGAACGCTGCCAATGAACTTTCCAAGGTAGAAGGAATTACTAGAGGATTATCTATCTGGCTCAAAGACTTGCCTAAAGCTAAAAATCCTTTTGAAGATTGGATTACTTATCTTGATGAGGCTGCCAAAAAAGCAGCAATAGTTGCTGCAACTTTAGGAATGCAACCATCAGGCGCAGGTGCAACTGGCAACACTGCTTCGACAGCTTCAACAACGGCAACCAATGTTTTGCCTACTCTTTCATCTATATCTGGCAATGCTCAGGTATTGAATCCAATTTCAGGCATCTCTGGTGCTGCTGGAATGTTTGCACCAACTAACAACGTCAATGTTGTAGTTCAACTTGATGGAGTCAGTGTTGCTTCTTCTCTGAAACAAGCGCAAGAAGCAGCATCTCAAAACGGTGGTCAGAACGGTAACTGGACAACAGTTAGGCCGATGTAATGGCATTACCAGCAACCCTAACCGTAACCATCAATTTCTCGGACGGCGCTGTTTTTGGTTCACCTTTTACAATAGGAGATCCGGTATATGGCAAACTAGGTGGGGCAGGAACTCTTGCAGCTAGCACTACACCAGCACTCATTGCAGATGTTACAGCTCAAACAGTAAAGATTGATACTCGTCGGGGTAGAAACATCAATCAAGATGTATATGAAGCCGGCACTGCTGTCATTCGAGTTTTAGATCCTAATGGGGATTTCAACCCCCAGAACGTTTCTTCTCCATATTTTCTTTACCTTCAGCCTCTTCGCAAGGTTCGCATAACTGCTGATAATGGAACTGCTTATAACATCTTTTCAGGCTATACAACCGACTATAAGTACACTTATCCAGTAGGACAAGACATTGCCTATGTAGATATTTCTTGCGTTGACGCTTTTCGACTATTCAATATGTCCAACATAACCACAATTACAAATGGCACAGCTTCTCAAGATACTGGTACACGCATGGACAAGATTTTGGACATGGTGTCATGGCCTACTAACATGCGCTCAATTGCAACCGGCAATTCAACCTGTCAAGCTTCTTCGGTAGATACGAGCGTTCGTTCAGTGCTTCAGGCATGTAGGAATGTAGAGCAATCTGAGTACGGAGCTTTTTATTGCGACCCCAATGGCGTGGCAGTATTCAAGTCTCGCTCTCAGGTATTGGCTGCTGCTGGCACTGCCCCTACCGTATTCAATCAAGATGGAACTGGCATCAACTACGCAAACGTTGTTTTTGCCTTTGATGATAAGCAAGTTGTCAATAATGTTTCTGTTCAGCGCACAGGTGGCACTGCGCAAGTATCAAGTGATGCCACTAGCATCACAACTTATTTCACCCATAGCCTTTCGTATTCTAACCTTATTGTTGAGACAGACGCAGAAGCGCTCAACATTGCCAAGGCTTATGTTGCTTCCCATAAAGACACAACTATTCGTATTGATGCAATGACTCTTGACCTAATGACTGCTAATTACAGCGCAGGAGTAACAGCAGCTCTTGACCTTGACTATTTTGACCAAGTGCAGATAACTAACCTTCAACCAGGCGGATCAACGATAACAAAGACTCTCCAAGTACAAGGCATCGCTCATGCGATTACTCCTACAACTTGGAAAACAACCCTCACCACGCAAGAACCAATTATCGATGGATTCATTATAGGTAGTTCCCTATACGGTATCCTTGGCACTAGCGTTTTAGCATACTAAGGAGCAATAAATGGCAACAGGATTTCCAGCAGCTACGGGCGACGTAATGAGCGCGGCAATGTTCAATGGACTTGTTGCTTTTACATTGCAGACAACACAGACTGCCGATTACACAGCAGTTCTAGCAGATTCGTACCAGACACTTGTTCAGATGAACAAGGCAACGGCTATCGCTTTCAAGATTCCAACTAACGCATCCGTGGCTATTCCCGTCGGATCAGTTATTACAGTGCTAAATATCGGGGCTGGTACTTGCACAATATCGGCTACAACAAGTGGCACAACGTCTGTACTAAGCGCGGGTGCGACCGCTGCTAGCCCTACTCTTGCACAATACAAATCAGCAGCATGTATCAAAGTTGCAACTGATACATGGTATGTAGTCGGGGCTATTGCATAATGCTCAATATGGTAAGTAGCGTACTAAATAGCGCAGCAGCTGCTGTTGTCGCAAATTCCTATGAGTCTATTGCTACAAGTACGGTGGGCTCTGGTGGCGTATCTAGTGTTACTTTTAGCTCTATTCCACAAACTTTTACGCACTTACAACTTAGGGCGATGTACGGTACGACTAACCAAAACTCGTATCTTCAAATTGGTACAAGTGGTGGCGCTAACACAGGCGCTCGTGGCCATATGCTCAATGGTAATGGTACGACTGCTGCAAGTTTCAATTACACAGCAGGCGCTACGGGTCTTTATTTAGATTATTACGCACCAAGCGGTGTTACTCCATTTTATGTTTCAATTATAGATTTCCTAGATTACACAAATACAAATATCAATAAAACTGTACGCGCATTGTCAGGTGGAGATTGGAACGGTTCTGGCGAAGTAGATATGTCCAGTTTCTTGTTCGCTACCACTAATGCAATCACTTCTATAACAATCAGTGGCACTGCTACGAAACAATACTCATCGTTTGCACTCTACGGGATAAAAGGATAGCCATGGCCGCAGGATCTACTTATACAACTATCGCCACAAACACGTTGGCAAGTAATACTGTCTCATATACTTTCAGTTCAATACCTAGCACTTATACAGATTTAGTATTAGTTGTTAGTAACTTGACTACAACTGTTGCAGGTCAATCTATTTATATGGAATTCAACGGCGACAATTCAGCTGTCTATTCTGAAACTTGGATAAACGGCGACGGCACTAGTGCTACAAGTGTAAGACGAACAGCCGATACAAAAGGATTTTTAGGTGGTTATGGGGCAGGCACGAGCACAACAAACCCTGCTATGGCTATTGGACATATAATGAATTATGCAAATACGACAACAAATAAAACTGCACTAGCTCGTTATTCACTAGGGAATGTTGAAACAAATACTCTTGTAAATCTTTGGCGCTCAAATGCTGCAATAAATGCAATTAGAGTTTATACAGGAGGAACAATGGCTATTGGTTCAACCTTTACACTTTACGGAATCGCGGCTGCATAATGCCTAATACATATACTAAAATAGCAAGCGTTTCAGTGAGTTCTGCCCTTGGCGCTGCCAGTATGGATTTCACAAGCATTCCTGCAACATATACCGATTTATTGGTAAAAGTATCGGGGCGTGAACTTACGGGTGTTTCACTGTTATTTACTATGCAAATCAATGGCGTTGCTACAAATCAAGCAACTCGTGAATTACGAGGCAGCGGTGCAGCAGCAACTAGTGGTACAAATACGATTGCAACCATTGACCAAAATGGTTCGGGTACTACTGCTAGCGTCTTTGGAAGCGCGGATATTTACATATCTAATTACGCATCAACAACAACTTACAAGTCCTATTCCATTGATTCTGCCTCGGAAAATAATGGTGCTTCTGCATATATGAGACTAAGCGCTGGATTATGGTCGTCTAATAGCGCAATAAATCAACTTACCTTTTACGCATCAAGTGGCAATATTGCACAGTATTCAACAGCAACCCTTTACGGCATAGTGAAATCATAGGAGATAAAAATGGCAGATAAGAAAATAATCGTGAACTGTGAAACAGGCGAAGTTTCTGAGGTTGAACTAACCGCTGAGGAAGTAGCACAACGCGCAGCAGATGCTACAGAGGCAGCAAAAGCGAAGGCTGAGGCCGATGCAGATGCAGCAGCTAAAGCAACAGCAAAGACTGCACTCTTGGCTAAGTTGGGCATCAGCGCAGAAGAAGCTGCACTCCTACTTGGATGAAACCAAGACTAAGTAAAGCTGCTTCACAACTAAGGTTGCAAGTAGATGATTCATTCGCGGATAGAGATAGAACATCAGACGGCTGGATTGGCGATGTCCGACATTCTTCAACTGTCTCTGATCACAATCCAGATGCTGAAGGGTGGGTACGCGCCTGTGACATTGACGCTGACCTCTCCAAGCAAAAAGGGTTATCCGTTTATCTTGCGGATCAGATACGACTTGCTGCTAAGAATGGAGAACGGCGAATTACTTACGTTATCCACATGGGAAAGATTGCTAGTTCAAAGAAGTCTTGGGCTTGGCGCAAATACGATGGCATCAATGCTCACAACCACCACATTCACATCTCGTTTGCGAAA